AAGCCAGAATTGTCGATGGCTAACGAGTAGGGTGTCAAAAAATCTGTAGGCATGATGAGGTATTGGTTACCGCTCGCCACAGACCCAGAAACATTCTTACGAAAATCAGGCAGTTGCACGGCCTTGAGAATCTTGTCCTCTGCCTGCGTAATAATCGTTGTCAAATTATTGACAAATGTAGTCTCATTTGACTCTGTATAGTCCTGAATGGCCTGCTTTAGAGTCGTAAGGGTAAACGCCATCAGGATGTCTCCACTGTTACGCGCCCAACAGCACCCGCCATATCAAGGCCGACAGTGCGGCTTCCAAGCGCCGTGTTGCCTCCCCCGACAGGATCGAACGCAGAAAGCGCACGACTTTCATCAATACTGCTATCAGGTCGCGGGAATCGTAACGCCTGTGGGTCGTTTGCATTGACATCCCCCAGCTTTAACTGTGGCTGGTCTTGATCTACAACGTCCCTGCCTACCAGCAGTCCGTTCCAGCGACCATCCTCAATCTGCCTGACCAGATCACGCAACGGGTATCTAAACCCTGTCCGGTCACAAAAGCCAAAGGCTTTCGATCCTTTCGCGTAACTGCTCATAAGTTGTTATATCCACCGGGGGCCATGTAAAGCGATGCCTTCTCTCTGGATGCGTCTGCCGCCAGATTCCACTGCTCCTCGTACACCTCTTTGAGTGCCGGTGCCAGTGGTATCGACTCAGGCTTTTTGCTCGCTATGTAATAGGCTAGACCAGCCACCATGCACGGCAGATACCGCGCTGGCACATCCATGTTGTTGGACGCTGGCTTTCCGGTGTCCTCTATCCTGTCTAGGTAGTAGTACGCAAACGTGTAAGTCGTTGTTGCGTCTGGCACAGGCCAGAAGTGCAACGTCAGTCCTGTCGGCTTGCGCTCAACGTAATACTGTAGCGGCCTGCCCTGCGTCAGCTTGTTGGTCTGGTGGGCATACTGGCTCACCGAGATTCTTTGCATGGTCAGGTCAGACTGCTTGGAGGTATCGCCTGCGTCAGTTCGCAACAGACCCTCTATGATGTCTTGTTTTTCAGAGGTTAGGTCGTATGACGAGGTGCCTGCGGTCAGGGTCTGCGTGGCATCTCTTACTGTCCACAAGTTAAGACCACGGTTTTGCCACTCCAGCATCAACAAATCCAGACTGCGCCGTGCTGTCCGGTAGTCATAGCCGCTTCGTAGCTCAGAGCCTGCTCGCTCAAACGCCTCCTCAAATATGTCTGACAAGTCAAGAGTAAAGGCTGTTGTTCCGCTAGTCGCCATCAGACCTTCCTTCCTCTCGTCCTGCCTCTACGAGCCAAGCCGTTCCTGCACTTAGCCGCCTTAATCTTCTTTGATTTGGGCGCGTTTTTGACCTGCTTGCCCATCTGCGCTCTGCTTATAGGCATATCGTCACCAGTTCTTGCAAGACCAATAACGAGCAGACATCTTGCTTGGCGGCTTGGAGTCGCACTTGTGTCTGGCACGGAAAGACTTACGCCGCCCCGGCTGGCTCTTCTTGATCTTCATATTCTTGTCGCCGTAGCGGATGATTTTCTCTTTGCCGTCCTCGCACGCCTTGACCATAAACTTCTTCTTGGCGTGGCTAGGCGTTCGCTTTGGCTTGTTGCACGACATGGACTTCTTGTTGACCTTGCCGCCCTTTTTGTAATACATACGCATTACTTTCGATGCCTCGCTGTCTTCTTGGCAATCCGCTTAGGTTGCTTTGAATGTTGCTTGCCTTTCTTGGTATCTGCGCGTTTTTTCCGCGTAGTCGCGGCATATTCCTTGGATGACATGGACTTGATGGCCTTCTCAGGAAGGTAACGCTCGCCAGTGGCTTTTGCACCCTGAGTGCTGGGCTTGCCAGACTTAGTGCGCCACTTCTGCTTCGTCCACTTCTTGAGGGACTTTTGCGACTTCTTGAGCGCCATCAGTCCTTGTATCCTCCCCCAGCTTTCTTGTAGGCAGAGGCGAGCATCTGCGCTTTACGCGCCGACCATTGCCCCGGCTTACCGCCCTTACCGCCAGCCTTTATCCGATTGAATATCCGCTTTCGCATTCCGGGCTTGGTGTAGTTTCCCGCCTCATTGACGCGGGACTTGGACTTTTTGGCTTTACCGCCCTTCTTGTAATACTGCCTCATCAGCCGTAGTTCTTCTTCAGTTTCAGAACGACAGAGTAAGTGTCGCCACTACTCGCGCCTGTGGTAGTGAAAAGAATGTCGCCTGTTTTGCCAGAAGCGGCGGCGGTGTTGGGCAAGCCAACAAAGTCAGAGAAGTCCAGCGTGTCGCCGTAGTCGGCAATCAACTCCCACGCCAAAACATTGGTGGTGGCATCAAAGAAGATTTGCACACCCATGCCTTTAGTCGTGTACTGGATGCTTTCGATGTTGACGCTGGTACAAGCCCCCTTGCCTGCGGGGTCTGAACTCAACGCAGAAACATCTACCTTGGCAACAGCCGATTCACCCGTGCCATCACTGACGTTGGTGAAATACATGATCGCTGTGCGAGGGCCATCCTCAATAGTCTTACTTGTGACTGTATCAGCCATCTTATCCTCCAGATAAGGGGGCTATGCCCCCGTCAGTTTATGATGCGTCTGAAGTGGTAGAGATGCCGAAAAACTTGAGGACAACAACTGTGTCGCCACCCGGATCGCCAGAAAGCACAATCTCTACTTCGTCTGCTGTTTCTGTAGACGCAGTGGTTGTGCCACCGGACATCCCGAGAACGCCATTGCAGGGGAAAAACCCTTTGAAGCCTGTAGAGTTGACAGCGGCAGAGATACCATCGACAAAGCCGTCAGTGTCTGCATCGGTGCCAATGTCGTTAAGGTTGACGGCGTTGGCGGAAGCTGTGGTAACAGCGACCAACACACCCATAGGGATAAAGTTTGAGGGGATGCCAATAGCGGCTTCCTTGCCTGTCGTTGCACCGTCAGCCACGGTAATCGTAGCCTCGTAGGTGGATAACGTCATGGTGCTGGTAATGGCGCCAGTGGTGGAATTTTTGGTGATGTCTGAAAAACCATTTTCAGAGCGGACTGCACCGCTGAATGTAGTATTAGCCATGTGATTCTCCTGTCTTGGCTAGTGTCTAATGTTCCATGTGGAACAATTAGTCAGGGAAAAAGGGGGGCAAAGCCCCCCGACATTTTAGGAAGTTCCGGGCGAGCCGTAAATTCCAAGCGGATCGGATACGCCGAAGCTGTATCGCTCGCGAGCCTTGTACCGGACATTGCCAGTGTCAAAGTCGCCATCCATTGAAGTCTCCAACGCAGTACGGTCGAAGTGCTTCATGCCGTTCGGTACATCGGTAATCAAGAAGAAGGCATTGGTGTCAGTCAAGAAGTGATTGACAGAGTAGCCTTCTGGGATTGACCCGTTGTTGCGAAGGGCGTTGATGTCGTTATCAGCAGTTCCGACTCGACCCTCAGTCTCAAGCAAGCGAGTTGCTACAAACTGAAGTGCGGGGGGAACGATCAAACGACGAGGTCGTGCCGCGATCAGCAGTCCACGCTCATCGGTAAATGCGGCGATGTTAATCACAGCATCTTCCAGTGAGGTTTCGTTCAGATCAGCCGCAGTGGTAGGACGGTTGGCGTTGGTGCCACCGTTTACCAGCGGGTGAGCCGTGCTGAACAGCGTTACGCCGTCACCAGATTGGAAGGTGTTAAAGCCATTGTTAAGGGGGTTTGCCGCCTTAACCTGCTTGGTATGCGCCATTGCTCTTGCAAGAGCTTTTGTGTATCTTGCAGACAATGAGTCATATAGATTGTCCTCCATTGCTTCTTCTGTGATACTGAAGCCGAGAGCAATCGTTTCGTGATTATACCTAGCAGTGAACGACTCTTGCGCCGAGTCATAGCTGATGGCCGCGCCTTCAGCTTTAACTGGTGCGGCACCAAAGCCGGACAGCTTTACCTCTTCCTCGAACGAACGCTCAGATGATTCAGTTTCGTAAATCATCGTGTGCTCGTCGTCATACCGCTCGTATTCCAGCCCAAATAAGGCGTTCAAACCGGGGAGCAGTTCTTTCAACATTTGTGCGCGTGAAATAGCCATTTCCTAAGTCTCCTTAAACGCCGAGCTTGGTTTCGTAGGCATGGCTAAGTGGGAGATAGGTAACAATGCAGTCGGTGAAAGCATCACCTACTGAACTCTTAGGCCCATCCACGAAGTCCACAACACGAAGCGGAAGCGAGTTGGTGGTTGCGATTGAACTAGCGTCAAGAGCGTTTTTGCTCCTGCCGATAGAGGTTGAACCAGCAGTGCTAATAGCTGAGACGTTATTACCCAGACCAGTCTGAGCAATAGAGCCGTCACCCTGCATCTGGAACAACAACTTAGGATCATCCACGACATAGGCCATGATGTCATCCGCCGCTGTTGAAGCAGGGAAATACTGGTTGAAAGTCAGTTGCCCAGTACCGGGATCGGTGTAAGAACAACCGACAAAGATGCCGACAGTTCCTGCCACGACAGCAGTAGTTACTGCCGCCTTTTCTACCGTACCAGTAGCAACCAGCTTGACGAAATCACCATAGAAGATGTCCGTTGCATACGCATTGGCAATCTTGATATGGCGAACTTTTCCGGTGAAAGAACCAGAAGCACTAAGAGTGCCTACGGGTTCTGCACCCATCGGAGTAGCCGCTGTAGCCATTTTAAGTCTCCAAACTTAGATTAAAGGCCAAAGCTCTCCGGTAAACCGGAGTCAACTTCGACCAAAGGTAGTCCGAGTTGACCGCTCAGGATTGAGAACGGGCATTCGGGGATCGTTTTGCTTTAAGAAGTTGTTGTCTACAGACTCCATCTGGCTATCGGCAACCCGCTGATAATGAGCTTCCCTCGCCTCTGCGTTAGCCTCTGGCTGTTTGCATAGGAGAAGTCCTCCGATTTCGATGTTCCCTTTAAATCGGGAGTCGATGTCGGACATTACCTCTAGCTCTGGATGATCTTCTGCCTTTACAGGAACCCAGCCTTCCCGAAATGCTTGGGAGACATTCGTGTTATCCGCGTGGCCCAATGTACTGGTGCGTATGTACCGGAACACCCATCCGTCTTGCGGAGCAGGGGTCGGCAATACGGAGGCCGGAAGCCACGAATCGCTAGGTCTTGTTTCAACTTCTCTGGACTCTGCGTCCCTTTTAGTGCGCTGTTCTGCCATTACTGAGCCTCCTTAACAAGCTGGTTGGCATATTGTTCGGGTGTTAGCCCTAGCCTCTTGGCTAGACTTAGCTGAGTGCGAGTCAGCTTCACCTTGCGTGGCTTCGCACCGTTATTCCGTGAGGACGGCGCTGTGACCACGGGGGGACTTTTAGTGGTAGATACCTCTTCCGAGCCATCGCCACCAAAGTATTCTGGAAACTTAGAGCGCATCGTGCGATCTATAGTCTCAAAGTATTCGTCGGAGTTGGGATCATACCCCTCATCCCTGACAAGCCGCTCATGGACGCCATACGCCAGAGCAGTCATGTCCTTTTCCTGACCAAACCACGGGTTGTCCTGCGCCCACTTAGCCGCTTTTTCGGTTGGCTGTGGCGGCTCTTGAGCCTGTGGTTGTGGCTGTGGCTGTGGCTCCTGATAAGGCTGATACTGCTGTTGCGGCTGTTGAACCTGCCTTTGCCGTTCCGCATTCATCTGGTTCATCTGGTAGTCAGCAGACTGAAACTCAGATTGCGCCCTCATCATAGCTTCTTGGGCTTCGACAACCTTATCCGTATTTCCTTCTTCGTATGCTTGGCGATACTGACC